ACAAGCCCGATTGAAAACACTAGAACAGAGCTGCTATGCCAATGGATTGATTCTCTCTCAAGCCCTTGGCCTCATGGCGTACTCGAAGACACGTCAGATTCTTCCCTCACGATTTCACCGGGCGGCTACACAGTCTTTGCTTTTGATGTTAGCCCATCTCGCCGCAATGCAAGCCTCGTTGCTGGCCAAATATTGTCAGATGGTCGCATTGGAGTTGGAATTCTACAAACGTGGGAAAGCCAAGTATCTGTAGATGAACTCAAGATTGCTGCGGAAATAAAGGGCTGGGCTGACCAGTACCGGCCACGCCAAATCTGTTATGACAAGTACACAGCGCAATCGATTGCAGACCGATTAACCAATGCCGGGCAAATATGTCTAGACATTTCCGGGGCTGCCTTCTATCAGGCTTGTGGCGATCTCTTAGATGCCTTGGTCAATCACAGGCTTGTGCATAACGGCATGGAAAACTGGGTGCAGCAGATGAATAACTGCGCAGCTAAAACTAATGATTCGTCATGGCGTATTGTAAAAAGAAAATCGGCCGGAGATGTATCGGGTGCAATCTCGACAGCAATGGTTGTGCATCAATTGACAAAACCACAACAGGTAGCGGCTATCTACTCGGATTAACCTACATGTAGTGTATAATTGTGACCTATGGGTCTCTTTTCGCGCCTTACAGGTGCAACACCGACAGCAAACATTGAAGCGCAGTATGCGCCACAAGTCCTTGGTGAGTATTCACCTTATGCGATGCCTTTTCAATTTGCTTATGTCGGACGTACTGAAGCACTCGGCGTACCTTCGTTAGCCCGCTGTAGAAATCTTTTGGCGGGCACAATCGGAGCAATCCCATTGGAGCTTTACAAGAAATCTACTGGCGAAGAACTAGGAAAGCCATTGTGGTTAGAACAACCTTCCTACCATCAACCACGATCTGTCACTATTGCTTACACAGTTGACTCGCTTCTATTTTACGGGCAAGCCTTCTGGAGAGTGGTCGAGACTTATCAGGAAGATGGTCGGCCTTCACGCTTTGAGTGGGTAGCAAATAGCCGCGTTACTGCAACACTTGACAGAGACAACATTTTCGTTAAGTCCTACGCCATTGATGGCACAACAGTACCAATGGACGGCCTTGGATCACTTATTACATTTCAGTCACTTAATGACGGCATACTTAACACAGGCAATACCACAATTCGCGCAGCAATTGACATTCAAAAGGCCGCAGCTATATCTGCCGCAACTCCCATGTCGTCTGGGATAATTCGGAATACCGGGGCAGACCTTCCACCGGCTGAAGTCTCTGGCTTACTAGCAGCATGGAAGCGCAGCCGCCAGAATAACTCAACTGCCTACCTCACTAGCACTTTAGAATTTCAATCTACACAGTTCTCGCCTAAAGACATGATGTATAACGAGGCCATTCAAAATCTAGCGACAGAAATCGCTCGCCTTTGCAATGTCCCGCCTTACTACGTTTCAGCTGACCAGAACACCACAATGACCTATGCCAACGTCCAAGACGAGAGGCGTCAATTTCTCACGCTATCTTTGCAGCCTTATGTAAGTGCAATTGAAGATCGTCTATCTATGGACGACATTACAGCCCGCGGCAATATCGTCAAGTTTGACATTGACAAGAATTATCTACGCACAGACCCACTACAAGAATTAGCAGTAATTCGGGAACTTCTTGACTTGCAGCTTATTACTCAAGAGCAAGCGATGGAAATGACCGACCTCACACCTAACGGAAGCGAGACAATGATATGAGCCAAATAATTACTTTTGCAGCTGAACTTACAGCAGATTCAGCCAACCGCACAATCTCCGGCAAGATTGTGCCACTTAATATTGAGGCCGGATCAACAAACATGGGCAAGGTTATCTTTGAATCCAATTCTATTGAGATTGCAGACCCTAAATCTATTAAGCTTCTCAGTCAACATGACGCAAAGAAACCTTTGGGACGAGGCGTCTCATTTAGCGAGTCAGAGAATTCTATTGATGCTGTATTTTCTGTCAGTCGCTCACAGCGCGGTACAGAAGCTCTTATCCTTGCAGAAGAAGGCTTGCAATCAGGCCTAAGCATTGGCGCAGAAGTCATCAAGTCAAAGATTAAGGACGGCGTGACCTATGTGTCTGCCGCTCGCTTAGTCGAAGTAAGTTTAGTAACAGAGCCAGCATTTAAGTCTGCTCAAGTTACTGATATTGCAGCAGAAGAATCTGCTGTAGAAGAAACCAACCAACCAACAGAAAGCGAGACAGCCACCGTGGAAGAAACCACTTCAGCAGTCGAAGCAACACCTACAGTTGAGGCTGCCGCAGTTGAAGCTGCTCGCCCTGCTGTAACAGCAATGGCTTACACAAAGCCACGCATTGAAGTAACAGCTGCAAAGTATGCAGAGAACACAATCCGCGCAGCACTAGGCGATGAGTCAGCTCGTCAATACCTACGCGCAGCAGATGACACAACAGACAACGCTGGTCTTGTACCAACACGTCAGCTCTCTGAAATCATTAACCCACTCGGAACAACTATCCGTCCATCTATCGACGCAATCTCTCGTGGAGTGCTTCCAGATGCAGGTATGACTTTCGAGATTCCAAAGATTACACAGATGCCAACAGTTGAGATTGAACCAGAAGGCGCAGCCTTTTCTGATACAGACCAGAACGCATCATTCCTTTCAGTAGCAGTGCAGAAGTATGCAGGACAGCAGACATTCTCTGTCGAATTGCTAGATCGCACATCACCAGCCTTCTTTGATGAGCTTGTCCGCAACATGGCAGCAGCATACGCAAAGGCAACTAACTCAGCAGTAAACGCTGCACTCATTTCAGGTGCAACACTTGATGCAACAACAGTTGCAACATACCCAGATGCGTCAGCGCTTCTTGGAATTGTTGCTCGTGGTTCAGCTTCCGTCTATGGCGCAACAGCAGGACTTCCAAACCCATTTGCTCGCAATATGGTCGTATCTACAGGACAATGGTCAAACATCATGTCACTTAACGATGCAGGACGCCCTATCTACACAGCTTCACAGCCAATGAACGCAGGCGGAGCAGTAGCACCTACATCACTTACAGGCAACGTTGCAGGACTCAACCTTTACGTTGATCCTACAAACGGCGGAGATGGCGATGGAACAATCCTCATCGTAAACCCAGATGCTTACACATGGTACGAGTCACCAACATACCGCCTACGCGCAGAATCAACAGCCGCAGGTCAGGTAACAATTGGTTACTACGGCTTTGGCGCAATTGCAACTAAGGTTGCAGCAGGCGCGTTCAAGAACAACAAGGCGTAAGCCACCTAAGTCGCTTGGCGGGCTACCGGAGCCCTTGTAGCCCGCCAAGTCTTTAGAAAGGATAATAATGAGCATCACCACAGTTGCAGAGCTTAAAGCGGCACTCGGCGTTGGAAGTTTATATTCTGATGCTGTAATTCAGTCCGTCTGCGACGCTGGAGATGAAGTCTTATTGCCTTTTCTATGGACTAACACGACTCCCGCTATTGCTCATAGCAATGTCGGCACAGTAGGCACTCTTTACTTTAACGATTATGTAAAAGACGTATTTTATGTGGGGCAGCAAATAGTTATCACTAAATCCGGTTCTAGGTTCAATGGCACTAAGAGCATTACCGGGGTGGGAACTAAAAGCATTACTGTAACTACCAATCACACCAGCGATAATGCTTACCACCCAATCAATCCTTATGGCCAAGTTGCAGCAGATACCTATGTTGATTACACAACTATCCCGGCTATTCAAGAAGCCAGCCTCATGATCTGTGTATCTATCTGGACTGCGCGTCAGACTAACTCCGGCTCTGGCATGAACCCAGACGGATCAATGGGAAACCTTTATTCAATGTCTTCGCAGCTCATATCTCGCGTTCGCGGCTTGATTGCACCATATTTAAGCCCTAACTCTATGGTGGGCTGATGCCAGCGATAACCACACTTCGAAGCAGCATTGCGAGCGCCTTAACGGATAACACTAAGTACAGTGTTTATGCGTTTCCACCAGCGACACCCGTAGCCAACAGTTTAATTTTGACTCCGGCAGACCCGTACATTACGCCTACCAATAATGACCGCACATCTGTGGCTCCCTTGGCTAATTTTCGTTTACAGATTCTCGTGCCGTTACTGGACAACGCTGGAAATCTTGCCGGCATCGAAGATGACATAGTAAGAGTCTTTCAATTGCTTGATGCCTCAAGCATCGTGTTTAACGTAGGAAGCGTCAGCGCACCAAGCGTTCTGTCAATCGCTTCTGGAGATTTACTGGTCTGCGACATTGCAATCAGTACCCTAACGGAATGGAGCTAATCGTGACCGATTTGGCACAATGGGAAAAAGAAAA